GCGACCCTGCCTCGATCAACAACATCGGTGCCTACATAAACACCGATCATGTCGCCATCATCGGCGGCACGATCCACGACACCACCACCTCGAACCCTGCTGGTCACATCGAGGGCATTCACTGGCAAGACACAACCTACGCTTACGTGGCTCGTGTGAAGTTCACGAACAACGACCAGCAAGACATCAGCTTCCATCCGCATAGCAGCAACGACCATCTCGACCACATGCTGATCGAGAACAACATCTTCGACCGTCCCTGCTCGAACCACGGGTCTCCCTGTGGGTCTATTGGCGCTATCTCCTGGGGCTGCGACTTCGGCACGCTCAAAGACGTGACCGTCCGGTTCAACTCCTATTACGGCGGCGACATATTCGACGGGCTGTGGAACGGCGGTGCGGCGAAGTGCGCAGCGATCGCGAGTTACGGCAACATTTTGGACGGCTCGAACTGCCCCACGCAGGTCAGCTCGTTCACCGTCATCACCTACACCTACAACATCTTCACGAACAGCCCGACCGGATGTAGCGGCACCAACTCGGCAGGTAACGCCCTGAGCGGCATCTACGTCGACCCGACTTACCCGGCGTACAACTTCACGCAGAAGGCCGGGTCGCCGACCGTTGATTTCGTGCCAGCCGGATCGGTGCCGGCCGTCCCGGTTATCGACATCATCGGGGCCACTCGGCCGGATGTGGTGGCTACGAGCCTCGATGTCGGGGCGTATGAAAAGAGCAACTCGTAGATGGCGATCACGTTTATTCAGGACGGCTCCGGGATCAATGCCACGGGGGTCACGTCGGCTGGGGACACCTATCTGGCGTCTGTCACGGTTGGGTCGCTTCTCGTGATTGGTGTTCGCGTCGGCGCTCTCGGCCGCACGGTCACCGTCTCGGACAACGTAAACGCAGGCAACTGGACGCAGGCAGTTACGCAGCAGCAGACCACGGACGGCCACCAGGGCTACATCTTCTACAAATGGAACGCGGGCGCGGGGTCGACGACAGTGACGGTGGGGATCAGCGGCGCAGCTGCCTCGATCCGCTCATGTATGGCCGAGTACAGCGGCGCCATGACCTCCGGCGACCCTATTGACAAGACGTCCTCGAACCAGGGGGACACCACGAGCTCCACAGCCGACAGTAACGCCACCGCTACGACAACGCAGGCGAACGAGCTGCTGTTCGGGCTGAACACGAACGACAACACTCTGAATCCCTCATGGGTGGCGGGAATCGGCGGGGCAGGCACCGTCCGGCAGACCGTCACCGCGAACCAGACCGTCGCGATCAGCGACCTCACCGTCTCCGCCACGGGGGCGTACCACAACAACCCTTCGTTCAGCAACACACAGAACTGGACTTCCCTGATCGCGACGTTCAAGGCGCCCGGTAGCGGCAGCGTCTACCAGAAGACCGGTTTCGCCTGGATGACGTAGATGCCTAAGGGCTACGGCAGCAAGCAGGTGATCTACGGCGAGCGGGGGGCCGGGGCCTCGCAGCTGTACGGCCGCGGATCCAGGACGGGCGGCAGGGCTCTGTTCGTAAAGACAGGCGCCGGGGTCGCCCACCTCTACAGCGCAGGAGCGAAGACGATTGCGGCGGGCTATTTTTCCACGTTGTCGCCGCTGGTGCCGTTCCGCCAGCAGGCGAGCCCGGGCGCCTACGCCAAGACCGGCGCCGGGGTCGCGCAGCTCTACGCGACAGGTGCCAAGCAGTACCTGCTCGGCGGCAGCGGCGTCCTCTACCAGAAGACTGGTACAGGCACCGCCCGCGACTACGCCACCGGACGCAAGATCCTCACCTACGCCGAGACCGGCGCGGGCCTCGCACACCTCTACGGCTCGGGTGCCAGAACCGGCGGCACGATCCCGCCTCCCGTCCAGGCGCCACTCTCCGTTCTCCGAGACGCCGTCCTCACCATCGCAGGCGTTGACCTCTCAGACCACGTCGACTCCGTAACCATCACCGTCCACCAGGGCATGATGGATGTCACCCGCTACGGCGACACCGGGCTGCATTATGCGCCGGCGCTACGCACCGACCAGATCCAGGCCGTGTTCCTACAGGACTTCGGCGCTAACAAGGTGCACGCCGTTATCGCTGGACTACTGTCGAGCAACGGCTTCACCGTCTCCTGCAAGCCGCGCTCCGGCGTCGTCAGCGCCACCAATCCGCTGTTCTCCGCCACCTGCATCGTCCTGGACTACACGCCGCTCAGCGCCAAGGTCGGCGACCGCAGCGATGCGCCCGTAACGTTCCAGGCCGTCACCGCGATCACGCAGGCCACCTCGTGAAAGGGCCTTGATGCCAGTAGCTGATTTCTTCCTCCGCGTAGGTGACACGACCAGCATCATCCGCACGACGCTCGAGGACTCGACCGGCGCCGCCGTCAACATTCAGAACGCCACCGTCAAGTTCCGGGTCGCGCCGATCAACGGCAGCGGCACGCCTGTCATCAACACGGCGGCGTCGAACGACCAGAACGGCACCGGCGTCGACGGCTCGAAGGGCAAGGTGTCCTACGCTTGGATTGCGGGCAACACGAGCGTCTCCGGGCTCTACCTCGCCGACTGGCAGGTCACCTACAGCGGGGGCGGCATCCAGACGTTCCCGAACGACTCGTACATCCTCGTCAGGATCACACCGGAGGGCGCGTGACCGTCTACCTGACCAACGAGCAACTCAAGGCCACTCTCGAGCTCACGGGCACCACGTTCGCCGAAGACGACGTGTCCGCTGCGATCGAGGCGGCCAGCCGGGGCATCGAGGGCGCGTGCAACCGCCGGTTCTACCCGGACGCGGACGCCACGCAGGTGAGGCACTACACGCCGCAGACCGGCAGCACCTGCCTGATCGACGACCTGATCACGCTCACGAGCTTGAAGGTTGACCGCAACGGCGACGGCACGTACGAGGAGACGTGGACGCTGAACCAGTGGTTCGTGCTCGAGCCGAACAACGCCGATTCAGACGGCCGGCCGTGGACGCGCGCGACCGTTAACCTCGTGTGGGGCAGGGCTCTACCACCGTGGCCGCGTAGCGTCGAGGTGACCGGCAAGTTCGGCTGGGCGGCGGTGCCGGGCGCGATCGTCGAGGCCGTCACGATCCTCGCCACGCAACTGCTTCGCCGCGCACGGGAGGCGCCATTCGGTGTCGTTGCGATCGGGATGGACGTCGGCGCCGTCACCCGCCTCGCTGTCACGGATCCGTCCGTCAGGTTCCTCGTCGCCGACTACCAGCGTGAGCGGCCGAGCGGGTGACCTCACTCGCCGCGATCCGCGCCGGCCTCGCCGCCAACCTCCAGGCCGTCGCCGGGGTCGAGCAGGTCTCGGCCTACGTGTTGAGCAACCCGACGCCGCCCACGATCTGGGTCAGGCCGTCTACCGACGTAGGTGTCGAGTACGGGCAGGCGATGGGCGGCGGCAGCACGAACTGGTACATGGTCGTGTTCGCGTTCGTCGGCGCCGTCTCCGATATCGGGGCGCAGAAGCTGCTCGACGAGATGATCGGCACCGGCTCGGCGTCGTCGGTGCAGGACGCGATCGAGTCGGACAAGACTCTGGGCGGGGCATGCTCCGACCTGGACGTAAGGGAGTGCCGCGCCTATCAGGAGTATGTGCGCTCCGACGGCTCATCCGTGCTCGGCGCGGAGTGGGACGTGTACGTCATCTGCGGCGCCTAGCCGCAGCGCAGTAAGCCAGCCCCGGCTCTGGGGCGGCACAACCTAGAGGAAGGGGCCAAAGTGGGGGTCGTAATTTTGACCAACGCACAGGTGACGGTGAACGCCGTCGACCTGACCGACCACGTCGACTCGGTCGAGGTGGCTATCTCGCAGAACGATGTCGACATCACCGCGATGGGCGCTACCGCAACGCAGCACGCGGTCGGACTCCGCTCGGACACGATCACCGTGACGTTCCTGCAGGACTTCGCCGCGTCGAAGGTGAACGCAACGTTGTGGCCGCTGCTCGCAAGCACCGGCTTTACGGTCAAGATCGTGCCGGTGAACACCACGGTGTCGACGACGAACCCGTCGTTCACCGCCACCGCGCTCCTGATGGACTACATGCCCCTCTCGGGCAAGGTCGGCGACCGCTCCGACACGCAGGTCAAGTTCACCTGCACCGGTGCCGTCGTCATGGCGACCACGTAGCCCGATGGCTGGGGCGGTCAAGGTCGAAGGGCTGAACGAGCTCGTCCGGGCGTTCGGCCAGATCGACAAGGAACTCCGCCGCGATATCCAGCGGGAACTGTCGGCGGCCGCCCTGATTGTCAGGCAGGAGGCCGCCGCCGGGTTCATGCACATCTCGCCCCGGTCGGCGGGCGGGTTTCGTCCGCGTGCCCGCGGGTCGACGGCGGTGGTGGAGCAGCGGTATCGCAAGACCACGGGGATGCGGCCGGACTACGGGTCGCACCAGATGTGGTACCTGATGAAAGCCCTCGGCGACAAGGAGGAAGCGGTCGTCGCGCGGCTCGAGTTGATGCTGGACAAACTCGGCGGCGAGGCCGGGTTCTGACAAGGAGGAAGCGGTGAAGCTAGTTGTCACAGACGTGCCCGGGCTCGACGGCGAGTACCCGGCCGACATCACGTTCTTCACGAACCGGGAGTTGCACAAGATCAAGAAGATGACCGGCCTGCGGGCCGGGGAGTTCATGGAGGCGTTCCAGGCCGGCGACAACGATATGGTTGTTGCGCTCGCCGTCGTCGTCATGGAGCGCGAAGGCAAGGAGGGCGCGGAGGATCTGCTATGGGACGCGCCGGCCGGTTCGGTCACGCTCGAGGACGACGAGGACGAGGTTGTAGTGGAGGATGATGCTCTCCCCCCGGCGCAACCGACCGAGACCGCCAGCGAGCTCGAGCCAAGCGACTCCGACAGGATCGAATCTTCTGGCGAAAGTTCGAGCACCGTTTCGGTGCTCCCGGTGAGCGACCAGAGTCTTACTGGTCTCCCGCGCTCGGGCACTTCTGCGGGCTGAGCCCGGCGGATCTCGCCGACATGTCCCCGCAGCAGCTAAGCGCCTGCTGGGACTTTATGAAGCCGTAGCTATTTGCTGCGGCGGCTCTCGATGGCTGCCGCGATGAAGGCGTAGGCGATCAGTGCCAGGAACCCGATGATGATCGCGTAGCCGAGGATCAGGTTGGCGTTGTGGTTCGAGATGAGCAGGACGCCCAGCCCGATGAGGAAGATGAACGCGATGACCGCGCCGACGCTTTTGGCGGCGTTCTGCGGTGTGTCGATCCCGTGTGGTGTTTTCATGGGCCGCAGCCTAGCTCACTAACCGGAGGAGTGCGTTGCCGCGTAAACTCGAGGTAGTCATCTCGGGCGACTCCAAGTCGCTCGAACGGGCGCTTGGTCGTTCTACGGCCGCCTCCGAATCGTTCGCTAGTTCGATGGGCAAGATGGCGAAGGTGGCCGTCGTTGCCGCGGGGGCCGCCGGGATCGGCGCGCTCGCTATCGGGATCGACAAGTCCGTCAAGGCTGCGCTCGATGCGGAGGTCGCGCAGAAGAAGCTAGGGGCTGCCTTCACCGCATCGCATCTGTCAGTGAAGAAATACTGGCCCGAGGTGGAGAAGGCCGAGGCGGCCGGCCGTCGGCTCGGGTTTGTGAACACGGACACGGAGGCGGGGCTAGCCAAGCTAGTCGTAGCGACGGGCAACACCGGCAAGGCGGTTAAGGATCTAGGCGTGGCGCAGGACATCGCCAGGTTCAAGGGCACCGACCTGACGACGGCGTCGCAGATGCTGGCGATGGCGATGACGGGATCGCAGCGGGCCGCCAAGCAGCTCGGCATCACCGTAATCCCGTTGACCACGAACATGGACGCGCTGAAGAAGTCGCACATGGATCTGACGACCGCGGCGGGTAAGGCGGCCGAGGCGGCGGCGAAGCTCGCCGACAAGCAGGCCACGGGCGCGGCGGTGATCGCCAAGGTGTCCGAGAAGCTGCGCGGGCAGGCGAAGGCATACGCGGATACCGCCGCCGGCGGCATGGCCAAGTTCCGGGCCGGGCTGAACAACATCGAGGAGCAGGTCGGCAAGCACTTGCTGCCGGTGCTCGGGTCGATCGCGAACGCGGCAGCCGATGGCGTCTCGGGCGCCACAAAGTGGTTCGGCAAGCTCGACAAGGAGGTCAGCAAGCAGCGCACCTTCACCGGCAAGTTGCGGGTGATCTGGACGAACCTCCAGCAGGTGGCGCAGGATCTCGCGAGCCGCTTGGCGGATTTCTTCTGGCGCGGCTGGACGACTCAGGTTTCGATCAAGGGCGGCACGCAGACGCTGACGACCGTCCACGCCGGGCTGCTGGCCGGGCTCAAGACGGTGGACTGGGGTGCGATCGGCAAGGCGATCCTCGACGGGATTGTGGCAGGGCTGAAAGAAACCGGGAAGATCGCGGCGAGGTTGTCCGCCATCGTTAGCGCCGCGGTTGACAAGATCCCCTGGGGCGACATCGGCGTGAAGATGGGCCCGGCACTGGCGGGCGCGATAGCAGCAGCATTCGCGACGCTCACCGACCCGGGGTTTTGGGCGCAGCACTGGTCGCTCGCGCTGGCCGTGGCGGTCACCGCGTTCCCGGTCGGGCGGCTCGGCGGGCTCGCGGCGAAGCTCGGCGGCGAACTCGCGCTAGTCGTGGCGGGCGTGATCGAAAAATTCTCGCCGGCGCTCGCCAAGGGGTTCTTGGAGGCGATTACATTTGCGGTCGCTGTGCTGGCGAAACTGGGCCCGATGGCCGCTGCGGTACTCGAGCGGGTGGGGGCGTTCCTGGAGGGCGTGATCAAGGGTATTTTCGGCAAACTCGGGCGTATCGCGTTCTTCGTGGTGAGGGTACTCGGCATCCAGGCCGTCATCAACGCGCTCGAGAACCTGGCTGTTGCCGCCTACAACAAGGCGAAGCAGATCGGCACGAACATCGTCCAGGGTATCTACGGCGTCGTAAAGACGGTGGGCAAGTGGGTCAAGGGTGCGCTGGACGCGATCTGGGCTGTCATCAGCGGCGTCGCCCATAGTGCGTACACCGCCGCGACGGCGATCGGCGCCGAGATTATCCACGGCATCATCGCCGGCATGGGGGATCTCGCCGGGCGGGTGGGCGGCTGGATCCATAGCCAGCTCGCTGGTGCCGTCAGCTGGGCCGGGAGCCTGCTGCACGGCTCGGGCCCGTTCCAGTGGACGAAGCACACGATCGGGATCCCGATGATGCAGGGCATCATCGAGGGCATCGTTGCGACTACCTCGGGCGTCGCAACCACGCTCGCCAATTCCGTCACCGTGATCATCCAGGGCGCGATCATCGCGGCCAAGCAGGCGCTCGCTAAGGCCAAGACCGATCTCGTCTCCACTCTGTCGTCGTTCGCCTCTGCGGCGGTGGGCGGATTCGATGCAGCCGGCGGCGGCACGGCGACTACACGCAGGCTGGCCGCGAAGGCGAAGCGCGAGGCTGCGGCCATCGCGGCGCAGCAGATTGTAGATCAGCGTGCTGCGAACGAGAAAGCGATCAAGGTCGCCAAGACCAAACTTGGCGACGATACGTCCGCGGGCGCTGACGCCGCGACGTTGACGGCTGACCAGGACGCCATCGACGCCGCGATTAAGGCGAAGGCCGATTACGAGGCGCAACAGCAAGCGCAGGCCGACGCGGACAAGGCGGCGAAGAAGCAGAAGGACGACAAGGACGCCTTCGAGAAGGCGCTGGCCGCGCTCGAGCAGCAGGCCGCCGGGGCCAAGACCGAGGCGCAGGTCAAAGCGATCCAGGAGAAGATCCGGGCGCTGTTCAAGAAGTACGGGCTCACGTTCGGCAGCGTCGAGGCGGGCTCCGACTGGAACACCGCCCAGACCCTGTTCGTCGGCGCGATGGGCGACCTCAATCGGTCGATGCAGGCGCTCATCATCGCCATCAACAATCTGACCGGCGCCAGCTCCGCCCTACCGTCAACAAGCGCAGGCAGCCTCCCGCACCACGCTGACGGCGGCAAGACCAAGGCCGGGCTCGCGATGCTCCACGCCGGTGAGTACGTGCTCAAATCCTCAGCCACCCGCAAGATCGGCCTGCCCGCGCTGAACCACCTGAACTGGTTCGGGCACTTCCAGGAGGGCGGGTTCGTGCCCAACCTCCCGAAGATCGGGAAGAACCCGAAGATCAACCCGACAACCGGCGGGCCCGACGATCCCGCGTACCGGGCGGCGGCCATGTACCTGAACGACTACGGGGACGACCGTAACCAGGTAGATATCGGCACCGCCCTCGCCGGGCTGCTCGGCCCGCGCGCGCAGGCGCAGGCTGCCATCCGGGCAACCAGGGTCGGCGGCGTCTCGCTTCGCCACGGGCTATGGCGCGCCGGCGGCGGTGTCGTCGATTCCAAGATGGTCGACGCGTGGAAGAAGAACTACCCGGGCATCACGTTCGAGCCTGGCACGCCCGGCCAGCAGATCTCGTGGATGCAGGCAGCGTCGAGACTTCCGCAAGGCGGGCAGGAGCTCGGCTCGCTGATCGCGTCGAGCATGGGTGGCTCCGGCACCGGCGCCAACACGCACGGCTCGCTCGTCGAGCAGCTCACCAGCCACGCCGTCCACTTCGCTCGCGGCGGCACCGCGCTCGCCGACGGGCTCGCCATGCTCCATAAGAATGAGACGGTGATCCCCGCACGTGGCGGCATGCCGATCCAACTCCACACCACCATCGAACTCGACGGGCGCGTCGTCGGCCGCAGCGTGCAGAACTATCTGGGCGAGCAGGCGCGGTGGGGCAGCCCCGGACTCGCCCACTAGATGGCCGCCGTCCAGCCGTTCCAGAACGCGGCGTTCGTCAAGATCGAAGTCGACTTCACGTCGAACTGGAACGTGGCCTCGCCGGCGTACACCGACGTAACCGGGGACGTCCGCTTCGCCGACGGGCTCGTGTGGGAGCGCGGACGCAACGACGAGTTCCAGTCCATCAGCCCCGGAACCTGCCAGTTCACGCTCAACAACCGTGCACGCACCTACGACGTGACCACGAACGCAAACATGGTGCCGGCGAGACCCACCCGGATCACGTGTTTCTACCCGACGGTCGCCACCTCATACCAGCAGATTCAGGCGCAGGCCGAAGACTTCGTGCCGGACTGGGCGCTCGGCGAAGAGGCGGTTGTCAAGGTCAATTGCATCGAGCGGTTCGGCGGGCTGGGATTCACACGGATTGTGTCGAGCGCATTCATCTCCACTACCGCGACCGGTCGGCTCACCGACCTCGCGAACGCAGGAGGATGGCCCGCCGCGGCACGGGCGTTCGCCGGCGGCACCTACCCGCTCACGGCGGGACAGGTGTATCAGAACGTCGACGCGCTCTCGTCGATGCAGGAAGTCGCGAACGGGCAGGCGCAGGTGCTCTACCAGGATCGAACCGGCGTACTGACGACGCACGCCATGTTCACTGCCACGTCGGGGAGCGGCGGCACGTTCGGCGACCTCCCCGGCAGCGAACTCGCGTTCGTCACGCCTGGCGGCGGCGTCGGCGGCGGCTACTGGTTCACGCAGGTGCAACTGACCGCGGCGACCGGCCCGGCGGGGCCGTGGACGCAGAACCAGCCGAACACCGTCACCGCGAACGTCGGCTCGAACTACCCGGTCGGCAAGTACGGCATCAGGCCGTTCGCCCGCAACACGGCGGCATTCGCGCAAACGAACGCGCAGACCGTCGCCGCATCGATCGCCACCAGCCTGAACGGGCTGAGCCCGTACCGGATGAAGGAGGTCGTCATCCGCCCGATGCGCGATCCTGCCAGCCTGTTTCCCGTCGTGCTCGCCGCCGACTTCGGCATCCCGTACACGTTCAACTTCCAGCCGGTCGGCGGCGGCTCGAGGGTGTCGATCACCGCGAAGCTCCGGTCGATCCGCCACGAGGTCACCGAGAATGACTGGGTCGTGACCTGGCAGTTGAGCCCGTAAGGAGGACGAGTGAGCACCTATCTCCAGCGAACCGGGGCGACGATCAACCCGACCGTCGCGCAGCGCGGGGCGGGCGCGAACATGAGCGTCGACGTCGCCGCGGGCCAGGTCGTCTACCAGAACGCGATCTCGGCCGTCGCCGCCGGCAACCTCGTCATCAGCGCCGCACACGCGACGCAGGATCGTATCGACACGATCGTCGCCAACTCGAGCGGCGTCAAGAGTGTTCTCGTCGGCCCGATCAACGACGGGCTAAACGCACAACCCGCCGACCCGACCGGATACGTCGTGCTCGCCTACGTGTATGTCCTCAACCAGGCGTCAGTCGAGTACACCGGCACGATCACGACAGCCGCAATCACGCCCGCCGCCACGTTGCAGAACCCGACTGACGTGCAGGTGTTCACCGTGGGCGACTCGACGTGGACGAAGCCGACGTGGGCGACCTACGTGGAGGTGCAGTGCGTCGGGCCGGGCGGCGGTGGAGGCGGTGGCTTCAGCGGCACCGGATCAGGTGGCGCCGGGGGCGGCGGGGGAGCGTGCTCGATTCAGAAGTTCCGCGCCGCGGATCTGGCAGCCACGGTTGCTGTCCATGTCGGCGGCGGCGGTGCGGGTGGTGCTGCCAATACAAACGGCACCGGGAGCTCGGAGTACGCGGCGTTCGGCGGCACTGTCGCCGCTAACCGTTTCGTGACGGCGGAAAGCGGCGGCGGCGGCAGCCGTGGCCGTTCGGCCGCCGACTCGGGAGGCGGCGGGGGTGGCGGCTCGATGGGAACCGGGACGAGCGCCGGGGATACACCCACGGGCGCTGCCGGGGGCGCTCCTGGGGGATCTGTCGCCGATGCCGATAACCCCGGGCACGGCGGAGCGGGCGGCGGTAGCGGCAACATCGGCGGTAACGCAGCCTGGGGCGGCGGCGGCGGTGCGGGCGGCCCGAACGGGCTGGCCGGCGGGGTCGGCGGCAACTCGAGCTTCGGGTGTGCCGGCGGCGGCTCAGGTGGCAGCGCAGCTTTGGCGGGCGGTAAGGGCGGCGACGTCGGCACCACGTTCGCGACCAAGGTGCCGAACGGCGGTACAGCGGCAGGCGGCGCTGGCGGCCCAGGAGGCAGCAAGGGACAACTCGGCCAGGGCGGCGGCGGCGGGGGCGGCGCGACCGTCACCGGTGGCGTAGGCGGTGCAGGCGGTTCCTACGGTGGAGGCGGTGGCGGGGGAGGCCGCGGTGGCACTACCGGAGGGCACGGTGGCGCCGGAGGCGACGGGGTATGCATCGTGACGTCGTGGTGACTAGCCGAACAGGAGGAACAGCATGACCACCACCCGCAAGCTCTGCTACCCGCACCCGCGCGGAGCCTCGAGCCACGTGCTCATGTACGGCAACAAGCCGGGGCTCCACCCGACGGCCGGGCTCGCCCACAACTGGGCGCTCGACTTCATGGCGCCGGGCGGGACGCTCATCCTCGCCGTCGAGGCCGGCACGATCTGGCGGCTCTCCGGCCATGACCCGGCGACCGGTGTCCACGACGGCGACAT